ACAAATTGTTTATTCAAATAATGGAATTCTTTTTTCATTAAACTCGGCCTCAGTAAGACCAGACATTTCATATAGGTATCCTGGAATAAAAGCACTAGAAGAGCTTGCCTCTGGAGATGCCTATTATAATTCAGAGTATAGCAGAATTGAGTTTGAAGAAACAGATGCCGTGGAAACAAAAACATTTTCTTTTCAAGAAAGATTGTATGTATCAAATCCAGAAGATATTGTTTCTTCTAGAATTTGCTATGGGCAGGATGTAGACAATATTGTGGTTGAAATACAAATCCCAAATCAGCCATGGGTAGTTTGCAAAAATAATTCTCCAATGCCATACTACAACAAAAACCAGAACTCAGGAAGCCCAATATTAGATATAAGGGTAACAATGACGACACAGGATTCATCCTTCGACCTACCTTACTTTGATAAGCTAGAAATTGATATGTATTCAAATAAAGATTTTTATGCAGATAATTCTGGATCAAAAATATACTCAGCATACGACTATGAAGTAGGACAATATAATTACCCAGTAAGAATGCAAAATAAATACAACGGACTTTCAATGTATTCTGGCCATGGGTTTTCTGTAGATCTTTCTATTCAGCCAAGAACAATAGAGATGTTTTTTACTCCAAGGGGTGGACAAAATGTATTATTTTCTTCAGCATCCTCATCAATTAAATGGGCGGCAAACGGAGTAATAACAAAAGCTGGCATTTCTGCTATATACGTAAATGGTATAAATAGGACATCAGAGACTAATGTATCCACATTCTTGCTAAATGATGTTGCCCACCATATTGTAATTGTATTAAGTCAGTCAGCCCTAAATATTAAGTTTAATCAAAATCAATTAGATACGGAGTATGGAACTTCAAATCTATACAATAATATAGCTTTTTATGAGAAGGCATTTACCTCCGCAGAAGCAATAAATAACTACAGGCTCTACTGCTCAGATAACTCAAAGGTTGTTACTGACCCAGGAGTGACTATATCTGAAAGTGCCCAAGGTCAGGACGGAACCTCATACTTCATAAGGTTATTTGACTAGTAGGTTGCACAATTTTTAAAAAAAGTGCATTGTCGTGGTATCAAGGCTGGACTTTTGCTAAGAATAATGATAAACTGTTTTACATATGGAAATATTAAACCAAAAAAGCGAAGTTGTTGAAGAAACACGCCTAGGCATATACGTATGGGAAATGCCAGATGGGCGATGGATCGGAGACGATGATGGCAATTTTCTTTCAATAACATCTGTAAAAGGAAATAGATCTAGAATGAACGTTCTAGCTGATGCCGTAAGACACTATGGAATATATGAAGGAAAACCAAAGTTTCTGTCTGGAAGAAGAAAGATTGATGACGAAGAGTTTGAGTATCAAAACCAAAGACTTAAATGGGGACTTACACCAGACCCTCTTGATATCGGAGAATATAAAGACCAGGTTTTACGAGGGGGATCAGTAACATGACACAATTTTTAGAAGACGGAACAGAAGATACATACGAGGTATCTGTTAAAAATAGCTCAGATCTATTTTCATTTAAAAAAGAAAAAGAGCACACAGACCCATTTGGTATTGGTATAGATGACCTTAAAAAAGTAAGAGGTCTAGGAACAAACTTTAAAAGAAAAGTAAACAGAGACTTTGCAAAATCATTTACTGGTAAAGATGGTTCTGGAACACAACAGAATCTATTGCAATCTGCGGTTACTGGATATGCAATGTTTGACCTTGTTCAGCCAGTATATAACCTAGAATACCTATCTCAAATCTATGAGGTTTCAACTTACAACTACGCTGCTATCAATGCAAAAGTTGCAAACATTGTCGGTCTTGGATATTCCTTTATGGAAACAAGAAAGACAAACGATGCCCTTGATGCAATATCAGATGATAAGCAATTAGACAGAGCACGTAGAAAGCTAAATAAATTAAAGCAGGATTTACAAGACTGGCTAGATGCAACGAACGATGAAGATACTTTTACAGAGACTCTTATAAAGGTATATACAGACTTAGAGGCAACAGGCAACGGATATATTGAAATTGGAAGAACTACAGGCGGAGACATTGGGTATATAGGACACATCCCAGCTAAGACAATGCGTGTTAGAAGACTAAGAGATGGCTTTATGCAATTGCTTTACGGCAAGGCTGTTTTCTTTAGAAACTTTGGAGATTCAGAAACCGTAAACCCAATTGGAGAATCAGAAGATAGACCAAATGAGATTATTCATTTGAAGAAGTATACTCCAATGAATAACTATTACGGTATCCCAGATATTGTTGCAGCTCAAATGTCATTGGCTGGAAACGAATTTGCTGGAAGATATAACCTAGATTACTTTGAAAACAAGGCGGTCCCAAGATATATTATTACAGTAAAGGGAGCAAAGCTTTCACCAGAGTCAGAAAGAAAATTGCTTGAATTTTTCCAGGTTGGATTAAAAGGCAAAAACCACAGATCCCTTTATATACCTTTGCCAGCAGACACACAGGATAATAAAGTTGAATTTAAAATGGAGCCAGTCGAGGCTGGAGCACAAGAGTCATCATTTAATATTTACAGACAGTCAAATAGAGACGAAATATTGCTTGCCCACAGAGTCCCAATTAATAAAATTGGTGTTCCAGAGGGAGTATCTTTGGCAAATGCCAGAGACGCAGACAAAACATTTAAAGAGCAGGTTTGTCGTCCAGCACAAATGAGATTAGAGAAAAGAATTAATTCAATTATTGAAGAAAAGACTGACGCTCTAAAAATTAAATTTGAAGAGCTTACTCTTACAGATGAAGATACTCAATCTCAAATAGATGAAAGATATCTTAGAATGCAGGTAATTACCCCTAATGAAGTTAGAATTAGAAAGGGATTAATTCCAGTAGATGGCGGAGACGAAATGGTTGAATTAAAACCTCAGCAAGCCGCTGACCAAAAGGCTACAGCTGGAAAAACTAGAGCCAGGGATTCTGAAAGATCTGCTGCGTCATCGGATAAAGTCGGAGAAGGCAGAAATGCTAAAGGCGACGGAAGCCGAGTCGACTAAATCTAATCAACTACGATTTGCCTTTTTATATGTATAAGTATAAAATTAAGCATATGAACATAGAAAAAAGCCAGTGGTCCTCTGACGGCCAAAACCTTCATTTATCTGTTCCATTTACAAAAGTAAACAGAGAGAATAGAACCGTGTCTGGATTTGCTACATTAGATAATGTGGATCAAACAGGAGACGTTGTTACTGCTGAAGCAAGCCTAAAAGCATTCGAAGCTTTTAGAGGAAACTTAAGAGAGATGCATCAGCCAATGGCAGTAGGTAAGGTTGTATCATTTAAGCCAGAGACATACTATGATCAGAAGTCAAAAGAATTTTACAATGGAGTTTATGTTACTTCATATATTTCAAAGGGCGCACAAGATACTTGGGAGAAAGTTCTTGACGGAACACTTTCAGGTTTTTCAATCGGCGGAAAGATTAAAGAGTCAGACAACGAAATGAATAAGTCAACAGGAGAGACTGTAAGATTTATTAAGGATTATGACCTAGTAGAACTTTCAATTGTAGATTCACCAGCTAACGAAATGTGTAATATAATTTCAATTGAAAAAGCAAATGGTCAGCTTATTTTTAAAGGAATGGCAACAGAAGTTGTCACAGAAAATATTTTTTATTGTGAAGATAGCGATTCTGTTTTTATCTCAACAGACAAGACATACTCTTCTCCAGTCACTGGAAAAGAAGCTACGCTAATTGGTTGGGTTGAAAGCTCAGACCACAACAAATCAAAAGAGATAGATAAAGTTCTTGCTTCATTTAAGAAGTCAAGAGTTACGTTGCCTGCAACACAAACAATAGCAAAACAGGCAAACGCACAAGGAGGTAATGAAGTGGAAAAACTAAACGCACAGGCTGCAGAATCAGTTGTAACTGAAGAAGTAGTTGTAGTTGAAGAGACCATGGCAGAGACTAATGTCGATGCCGTCGAAGAAGCACCAGCTGCTGTTGATACAGTAGAAGATGCAGACTCTGCTTCTGTAGATGTCTTTAAGTCAGCTGATGCTAACGCACCAGTTGCAGTTGAAGTCGAAGAGCCTGATTTTGCAAAAATGTTAGTAGACCTAAAGGGATTCTTTGCAGATACTCTTAGCAAGGCTACAGAGGCAAATGCAGTACAGGTTTCAGAAATTAAAGAAACTGTAGAAACTTTTAGCAAGGGCTTAAATGCTCAAATCACAGAATTAGCAGAAAAGCACAGCGCACTTAGTGCAGCTGTAACAGAAATAAAGGGCACCATTGATGGTGTTCAAAAGCGTGTAGATGCCGTAGAAGGCGATACAGCAATTAAGAAGTCCTCAGACCTTGGCGGGTCTGCGGTACAAGCAGTAAACAAATCAAAATGGAACGGTTCTTTCCTCGGTTCCGTAAACGAAATATTTAACTAGGGTAGGTGAATTATATGAGCAATGAATTATTAGAAAAAGCAGCAGCAGCTGGTACAACAGTATCAACTGGCTTCGACTCAAACACTGGAATGTCAGGAGTACACCGTCAATCAGAAGATGGTAACGGTGGACTTTTAAATCCAGAACAATCAGCTCGCTTCCTAGACTATATGTTCGACGCAACCGTAATTGGTAAGGTCGCACGTACTGTCAGAATGAAGTCAGACACAACAGAGATTGATCGTATGTCAGTAGGAGAAAAGCTTGTTAAGCTTGCATCCGAAGGAGAAAACACAGGAGTTAACTCAGGTGTAACTTTCTCAAAGATCTCTCTCACAACAAAGAAGCTACGCCTTGACTGGGAACTCTCAACAGAGTCACTAGAAGACAACATCGAGGGTGCAGATCTAGAAGATCATATTGCACGTTTGATGGCAACACAGGCTGGAAACGACATTGAAGATCTTCTTCTTAACGGTAACGCCGCAGGAACAGATCCACTATACAAGGCCTTTGATGGTGTTGTAAAGAAGGCTAAGACAAGTGCTCACGTAGTAGATGCTGCAGGTGCAGCAATTTCTCGTGAAGTATTTAACAAGGCACTTAAGGCACTCCCACGTAAGTACAAGCAACGTCGTACAGACCTACGCTTCCTTGCGGGATCAAACTTGATCCAGGATTACCTATACGCAACATCACAAAACATTCAGAACGTTAACCCACAGGATATTGCTTCAGGCATCATCCGCGGTGAGGTTGCACCAGTTTCAGGTCCAGCAGGATATGTAGCTCCATACGCATTTGGTATTCCAATCGTTGAAGTTCCATTGCTTCCAGAGACACAAGCAGGAGATTATGCATCACCAACAGGTTCACACGGAGATGTCCACTTGACATTCCCTAACAACGTTGTTGTTGGCGTAAAGCGTGACGTAACAGTCTACCGCTTCTTCTGGCCACGTAAGGACTCAATCGAGTACACAATGTATACTCGTGTTGGTGTTCAAATCGAGCAGGCAGACGCTTGGGTAGTCGTAAAGAACGTTAAGGTTGCTTCCTAATTAGGAATTAATCTCAAGAAAGGCCCCCAATTAATTTTGGGGGCTTTTCATTTTAATTATACAATGCTATAATGGTTTTACCTAGAAAAAGGAGTATTAAATGTCTTTTGACAAATTAAAAGTCGGAGAGCTAAAAGCAATTGCAGAAGAGTTTGCGGTTGACACAGAAGGACTTAAGAATAAGCAAGATGTAATCGCAGCACTATCAGAAGAGGGAGTGACTTACGAAGTATACGAAAAGACACTCAAGGATGTAGAAGATGCAAAAGAAGAGATTGAAATCCTTCCAGTATTTGATCCAAAGTCAGAACGCACAGAGGATACAGTACTAGTTATGATGACAAGAGCAAATGTTAGATACGATATTTTGGGACACACTTTTACAAGCACCCATCCATTCGTAGCAATGCATAAAGATGCCGCTCAGCAAATTTTTGATATAGAGGAGGGTTTTCGTTTAGCGACACCAAAAGAAGTACAGGATTATTACAGCTAAGCTTAAACGTAACAAATGGAAATTATAGTAGGAACGAACTCACCAGTAAAACAAAGAGTCTTTTGGAAAGGTGGAATTGCCAAAGCAGATGCACTGCCAACGGTTAAATTCTACGACATAACTGAAGACCCAGCAGTTGCTCCATCTATAAATCCAGTAACTGTTTTACACACTCAGACTGCAGAAGAGATAGACACAGACTATGGCGTATACAGTGTGTATCCGCCTTTGTCTCTTACAGGCAGACCTAGATCATTAAAGCTGGTCTGGGAATATCGGGTTGAAGGACAGTTAGTAACAAAAGAACACAAGATTTTTGTTGTTACTCCATATGCAGATTTAACACAGGCAGCGGACGCTCTTGGATTTGGGTTTGACCAATCTGATCCAAACTACAGAACATTTTCAGATTTAGTTGCAGCAGAAAGATATGCTAGAAAACTAATTGAAAACTACACTGGACAGCAGTTCCATTTGTATGATGACATAAACGTTGTTTATTCAACTGGTGCAGATGTACTTCCTCTGCCACAAAAGATTAACCAGCTACACGAGCTTTATTTAAATGACCAGCTTCTAGTTGATACTATTAATAATATAAACAATTTAAGTATGCCAGTATCAATATCTGAAAGCGGATTTGGATTAAAAGTTGATAGATCTAATGCTCTGGACAATGTAGTATATTACGCAAACGGAATGATACCTCCAAGCATTAATGACAGTGCAAGAGGAATCTTTATCAATGGCGGAACCTATAGAGTCGCTGGTAGATATGGTTGGCAGAATGTCCCAGACGAAGTAGAGCTTGCATGTATTGAATTAATGAAAGACTTTTTCTCTAAAGATAAAGAATGGCGCAATAAATACATTAAGAGCATCCAGACATTTGACTGGCAGTTCCAATATGATACATCAGCATTTAGCGGTACAGGCAATAACTATGCCGACCAGCTACTATTGCCATACGTCACAAATAAAATGGTAGTTATTTAATATGAATAACCTAGTCGATTCTATTTTCAACATGAAAGTAGATGTATATCTGCAAGAAGATTATCAGGACCAGAATACTGGTGCTATTAAAAAGTCTTGGGTATATGCAAAGACTGTTCCGTGTTTTGCAAAAGGAATGATATCTAATTCATCCACTGCAAGAAGCGGAGATAACAGGGCCATATCAACTAAATATGAGAATACTCAAACTATAGAAATTAGAACTCAAACACCAATTACATATAGGCAAAAAATAACTAATATTAGAGATTCATCAAACAACGTTATATGGTTTGAATTAAATTATCCAAACGATACACCAACAGTATTTGAGATAGTAAGCTCAACTCCAATCACAGATCCTTTTGGAACACTCATGGCATACAACTCAATTGCCAAGAGGTCGGAGAACCAGATAATTGGAGACTAGTGGAGTAGCTTTATTACATGCATCATCTGGTCTAGAAAGATTAATGGTGGGATCAGCAGCAGCTGGTGTTCTTAAAGACAGCAATGTTGCACAGATATCTGCTTTCTTATATTACCAAGCAAATGTCGCAGCAAGACTAGAGTCAAATAAAGCATTTCAAAGATTATTTAAGACAACAATATTTAACCAGATAGAAAAAGATTTTGGTTTATTTATTGATTCACAGGCTAGAACAAAGCCAAAGTCCCTGCACCATGTTTATGAATGGAATAAGACTGGGCAATCAGCAAGTCGTCTTTTTAAGCTAAATCAGCTAGATGGCATAGGGCTATCATTTAAAATTAACTATGAGTTTAAGCTTTCAAAATCTTCAGTGCCATCAAGGAGCAGAGAGCAAAAAAGCAGATATGTATTTGAAAGAAAAGCTGCTGTTATGGAAAAGGGAATGCCGATAGTTATTAGACCAAAGTCAGCAGAAAGATTAGTTTTTGAAATTGATGGAGAAAAGGTTTTTATGCCCAAAGGGAAGTCAGTTACTGTAAAGAGCCCTGGAGGAAGACTATCCACAAATCAGTTTGACTTAACATATAGCAGATATTTTAGCGGACCACTAGTAAGCAATTCAATAAAGATGTCTGGATTCCAAAATCTATTTGGAGCCAAGTTCGAAAGAGCCATGAGAGTTCCTTCATCTATTGCCAAGGTGCGTTATTCATTCAGTCCAGGTACAATTAGATTGCAAGCTGAGGCGGCATTAACAGAAAAATTCGGAGGAGTATTCTAATGACAGATTATAGTATAGACGCAATGTATGAAGTGAGAAAACACCTATGGAGTCAGCTTGTATTAAATAATATAATTGATCCAAATGATTATTACAGCGATAATCTTGGAGAGACTATTATTCCAATAATACCAGTTCAACAATCTCCAGAAATGAATCAATTTTTGAGCGGCAAGACCCATATAGTCTATGACAAGATGGGTAGCACCTATGAAGAAAACTGGATGATATGCTGCGAGAAGATATCATTTACTATATACTCAGTAGACTTTGCAGAGATCAATATAATCAGAAATATGATGATAGACGTATTTAGAAGAATGGATGAATCAGCCAGAGACCTAAATCAGTCTAAGTCAACAAGCAAGATAATATTTCACAATACAATGATCCTAGAGATGTCTCCAACAGAGCCTTCTACAGAGCTGGCAGGATTCCTGGCAGCAGATGTCATTCTAGAGGTCAAATATTCTAGGACAGTAGGGGCAAAAGGCCGATTTGATTAGTTTGCCTTTTGGTTGATTGTAAGATAAAATTGTACCAAGAGGAAAAGAGCCTAGCCAGCTTAATTTAAAGTTTTACAGCAAGTCAATATATATATATATTTATTTAATGGAGGTTTTACACATGGCAACACAAGTCGCAGGTAACGCTAAGAATATTCTAGTTGGTGCTTCACCACTATTTATTTCTAACATTGACGTTACAACAACAGGATACCAGGACAATGCAGAAGCAGGAGTACTGTTCCCAGCATTAGCAACAGGAGCAGCAATTCAGGTACCACTATTTAAGGCACCAACTTCATCAGCAGAAGGTGAGTCTTATACAGATACACTTAACGCAATTGATGCAGAAGCATTTGCAGCTGGAGATCCAAAGAAATTCGCATATCGTAACGTAGGTTACACAAACAATGGTCTTCAGGTAACATACAACCCATCATACGGTTCAGTTACAGTAGATCAGCTTCTTGATACAGCAAAGCTATTCAAGGAGTCAATGGAAGTTATGATCGCAACAGAAATGGCTGAAGGTACACTTCAGAACATTCTTACAGTATTCGGTCAATCAGCAGGCACACTTACAGATGGAGCAACAACAGACAAGCTTGGTCTTGCTGGTGGTGCTCTAGGTGAGGCTCCAACAGAGCGTCAGCTAATCGCAGTAGGTCAGGCACCAACTTCTGGTTCAGGAGTAACAAAGGCAGAGCGTGTATACTATGCACGTCGTGTTCTTTCTGTACAACAGTCACAGTTCTCTTTGGCTCGTAACGCAGCATCAACATTCCCAGTCACATTCCGTTTGCTTCCAGACGGTTCTAAGCAGGGTCAGGAATATGGTTTTATTGTAGATCGTGTTCTTTCAAAGCTATCAGCATAATTAATACAATTAATTAATAGAAGCCCCCCAAGAAATTGGGGGGTTTCTTATTGCCATTATATTTTACATATGATACAATAATTAAGACGAGATCCTAGGAGGATTTAAATTGGCAACAACAGTATATGATGTAGAAGAAATTCAGCTACAAAATGGCGCAACCGTAAAGCTAAAGCCTTTAACAATTAAAGAGCTTAGAAAGTTTATGTCAGCTATTGCAAAGACAGCAGAAGTTACTACAGAAGATGAAACCCTAACAATTCTTATTGACGCTTGTGCAGTAGCACTAGAAAAGCAGCTACCAGAATTAGTAGCAGACAGAGACGCATTTGAAGACGTATTAGATGTACCAACAATTAATCGTATCCTTGAAGTTTGCGGTGGCATTAAGATGGACGATCCAAATTTGCTAGCAGCAGCGGTTCTAGCTGGTCAGAACTAGATCTAGCTGCGTTAGAAGGAGAAGTATTTCTAATAGGAAACTATAAGAATTACGAGGAATTGGAAGACAATCTTTCAATGCCAGAATTGATTCAAACTTTTACATCTATGCAAAAGTCAGAGTCAGAAAAAAGAAAATTCTTAGCTGCAATACAAGGTGTAGATCTTGAAGGTGGCCAAGAAGAAGAAACAAGTAGCTTTGAAGATGTAAGAAGAAGAGCTCTTGGAATTACTGCAGACGCAACAGATGTTGTTTCACTACAGGGTCAGTTTGCATCAGAAGCAGGGTTTGGTATCGGAGCTGGCCTCGGATACAAAAAGGAGTAGGTAGTTGGCAGATCAAAATATAGTTACCAACATAACTGCGACGGCTAATTTTTCTAGCCTAACAGCGCAGTTACAAGCGGTGACCTCCCAACTTCTTAAGCTTCAAGCAACAACGATTGGTTTAAATAAAAATCTAACTAGCCAAGTTGGAGTCATGAATCGTCAGTTTGACGAAACCATGCGCTCCACTGGCCAGTTTGCTAGACACTTTGTAACACTAACTTCAGACGTATCTAAGTTCGGTCAGAACCTAGATAGCGGAAGAATGAAGCTAAGCCAATATTTTCAAACATGGCAGGGACATACAAGAAAAACTAGCTCATTAGTTAAAGAGCTAGCCAAGCAGCAGGTAATGCTTGAGAACGCAGTAGTTCAGCCTCTCGGCAAAAATGCTCAAGGATTAATGCAATACAACGTTATGGTTCAATCTGGACTAGACGTTACAAAAAACAAATCAGCATTACTAAGACAAGAACTAGCCATCATGAACAAGGTGATGATGGATGGATCAAATCAACTTATTAACTGGGGTAAGAATACTCAGTGGGCTGGTAGACAGCTCACAGTAGGATTAACTGTCCCACTTGCTGCATTTGGAATGGCGGCAGCAAAAGCATTTAGAGAAGCAGATCAAGAGTTAGTAAGACTAACAAAAGTTTATGGCGGATTAACAGCAACATCAAGTGCTGATCTATTGCAGGTTAGAAAAGATGTAATTGCTGTATCAAGAGAATTAGCTTCTGGCTTAGGAGCAAACTTTAAAGAAACTATCGGTGTAGCAGCAGACATTGCTGCAACTGGAAAACAAGGCGCCGAACTTATAGATTCTACAAGACAGACTACAAGACTTGCTATACTCGGTGAAGTAGATAGACAAGATGCCATGAAGGCTACATTAGCAATTCAAACAGCATTTAGTCAAAACACAATGGAGCTTGCTGAGTCTATTGACTTCCTCAACGCCGTTGAAAACCAGACATCTACAACACTAGAAGATTTAGTAACAGCAATTCCAAAAGCAGGACCAGTAGTAAAAGCTTTGGGTGGAGATGTACAAGATCTTGCACTTTATTTAACAGCAATGCGTGAAGGTGGAATTAATGCTTCAGAAGGAGCTAACGCACTTAAGTCTGCATTAGCATCTGTCATTAACCCAACAAAGGTTGCAAAAGAAATGTTTATGGGTCTTGGAATAGACTTAGCAGGAATTGTAGATAAAAATGCTGGAAACTTAACTGGCACAATTATGGCACTAAAGGACTCATTAGATTCGCTTGAGCCACTACAAAGAGCAAGAGCTATTGAGCAGCTATTTGGAAAGTTCCAGTTTGCTAGAATTAATGCATTGTTTGAAAACCTAGGTAAGCAGGGTAGCCAGACACTTCAAGTTTTAGATTTGATGAAAGCTAGCACACAAGACTTAGCATCTATTTCTGAAAGGGAATTAAATGCTCTTACTGAATCTGCTTCTGGTAAATATAGAAGAGCACTTGAGTCAGTAAAAGCAGAGCTTGCTATTGTTGGAGAGCAATTCTTAAAAGTAGGAGCATTTGTATTAAATGCTATTGATGGAATTTTAAAGTTTATTGGAAACCTTCCAGGACCAATTAAAGCTGTACTAGGATTTATTGGCAGCCTTACGGCTATTGCTGGTCCTATAATCATGCTTACTGGTGTTCTGGCCAACTTCTTTGGATATATTATAAAGGGAGTATTAGCACTAAAAAATATTGGAAAGGGCGGAACAGGGTTTAAGTTATTAACCCCAGAATTAATGGCAGCAGCATCTGCTGCTGAAACCGTAGAACAATCATTCTATAGCGACACAAAAGCAGCGGCTACATTCTCTGATGCAGTTTTAACTCTAGCAGCATCATTTGAAAAACTAAAGCAAAGCGCAATGAGCTCTACAATTGCTACATCTAATAGCATGTCTACTGTTGCAGGAAACCCAGTTATGGGAGTTGGCGGAAGAATTGTAGATAAGAGCCACCCACTTGTAGGGCGGGCATACTCAAGAGATATGTCTCACCTTACACCAACAGGATCACTTACTCCAGAGCAAAGAGCAAGAGAAACAATCTTTTCAACAGTTCCTGGACCTAAGCCAGTAAATCAAAGAATTTCAAATTCTCCACAGGTATATATGGATGGAGATCTTCCAAAGATACCAGGAATAACATCTGTAAATGGAGTTTCAACTGGTGTAGTTGCAGCTGAAGCAGCCAAGTGGCACTCAATGACCGCAGCAATTGCTATGCAGTCAAAGGCTGAATTAGCAGTACTTAAAACTGAAATAGCAGCAACTGGAACAATTACAGCATCACTAGCAGATTCATATCAAGCACTTCTTCCTCAAATGACAAAGGTGACAACTTTAGCTGCACAAGAAACTGCAATGATAGTTCAACAACTACAGGCTGGCAAAATTACTGTTGAAGCAGCAAGAGCAAAGATATTTGCACTAAATGCTCAAGTTGAGGCTATGATAGCTCAGACAGCTACAGGCGTTGCAACTGCACAAGCAAGAACTTTAAGTTTAACTACAGTACCTTTAACAACTCAACCAGTAGTAAATGCAGCTGGAAGATCAAATATGAAAGAGCTTTTCCATAAATCAGAAACCTCAAAGATGGTTGATGTAATTGCAAGAGCTTTGGGAGTTAGAACTTCTGGTGCTGGTTACAGTATAGAAACAACAAAACCTAGATTTAATACTGGTGGACAAATTGAATCTTTCGGAGCAAATAAAACACGGGTAAGTGGACCTGCATCAATTTCATATGACGACAGAATGGGTAGCGTTCCACTAAATGGATATGTTCTTAATCAGCCAGCATCGTTGGATCCAAGAAATGCTCCACTAGTACAGGCCGCAGCCTCTACTCATCAAAATTCTGGCGGAAATATAACTGCTCTTCTTACACCACAAGAGACAGTGTTTGGTCCAGGAATACAAGAAAACCCAGAACTTTTTGCTGCAGTTGATGCAGCAAATAATGGAATTCCTTTTTCATCATTTATGGGTGGAGGAAATATTACATTATCAAGATCAAATTACGGCGCTATAAACCCAGCAGTAATGGCAAGAATTTTAGGCCAACTGTTTAGACGAAATCCAAAACTTTCAAAAGAAATTTTAAAGGGAAGAGATTTAAGACTTACTGGTGCAGAGGCAAGAGCATACCAAGAAGGAGTATTTGGTTCTGCACTTAAATCTTCATCCAGAGCATTAGGCAGAGAGTATTATTTTGTAGGAAATTGGGGAGGAAGACTAAGATCAAGTGTTAACTCTGCACTTGCACATGGTGCTGCTAGAAGATCTGATATTGTGAGCGATTTAATGCACAGTACATCGCAACAAGCACTTCCATCACTTACTAGATTCCTACAGGTCAATAAAGTTTCGCCAGATAAAATACAGCTAATCACAGATAGAGCTAGAGCAAATATCGTTTCTAGCTTATCTGGTACTGGAAAAATTGGAGAAGCTGAATGGTCAAGAATCCAACACAGAGAGTACCTTGCTGCAGCAAAAGAGCTTCGTTTAAGAAAAGAATATTTAGAGAGTCTAAATGTTCCAGGACAAAGAAGAGGACACTCAACAGATCCAGCAGCTAGAGGAATTCAAGCAGAAACTGCTTTAAATCCTTATGGCACAACAGACCTAGGAAAGCTTATATCTGCAAACGACCAAAATGGCACAAGGTTCATGGGTTCATATCGTACCTATGGAATAGAAAGAATTAATGGAGAGCCAACCGCATTAGCTCACATGATGCCTAAATTTAATTCTGGTGGACGAATTGGCGGGATGATAAGGTCTGGTAAGTACAACTACGGAGTTATGGGCAATGTACTAAAGTCTTTAGCCATGAGAAGAATAGGCGCTGGCTTTGGACCAACAGGTGCACCAAAGCCTAGTACGTATGAGTCAGCCCCATGGGGAGTAAGCTCTCTATCAATTAAAGCAGCAGACACACTATTTGCTGACACGGGTCTAAGAAAGAATTCACAAAAACTTCTATACGATAAGTTTGCTGCGGCACTAGCCCAAGAAAAACCTTACGGATATGTTAAGGGTGTTAATGGAGAATTAAGAAACGCCCTTGAGCCAGCATCATTAGATTCTGTTATAAGAAAAGCCGCAAGCGACCTTATGTCTGATAGAAGAGCTTACATGCAGCTTTCTCCAATTGACAGAGACATACTTAGAAAGAAATATTTAAACTGGGAATCTAAAAAAGATACACCTATTACTGAATCTTTAAAACAAAGAATTTTTGGAAGTAGCACTCCAGGATTTATGGGTGGCGGTATTATTCGTCGTGGTAAAAATGCATACGGAGTAAAGGGTAACCCAGCTGCTCGTGCAGCTCAAGAAGCGGCAAAAAGAGCAAGAAGAGAAGCATTTGAACAACGTACAGGATCTGATCCAGAATATAGAGAAGGACCACTAACTGGTTCAAAAACAACAGTAGTTGGCAATGGTGGAGTAAGAACAAACGTTTATGGACTACAAGGATCACTTCCTTATGCTCCAGGATTAGGTTTACCATTCCAAAGAGCAAACATAGCAATAGACTCAATGTTTTCTTCTATTGGCAATTCACTTAAGACTGCATCCGACAGACTAATTGTTAAAGCTAGAATGTTGCCAGACCAAATTAAATCATCAATGATGGCAGTTACTGGAAGTATTCAGCAATTAGGCACATCAATTAAAACAGTAGCTACAGGAGCTTCAGCTGCAATTGCTTCATCAGTAAGAAGTTTTGCATCTTCTTACAAGCCTGGTGGATCTGAAATATTAAAGTATGGCGCTCCTGGAGCATTTATTGGCACAAGAGAAGATCGTGGAGCAAGAATTACTGGATCATTTAAGGCCAACGCTGCTTATTCAACTGCAGCAATGATGCATCCAATTCAATACTTAAAGACTAAGGGTATTGGAGCAGATCCAAACACACCTCTTGGCTCAGGCAACATGGGTAACATGGTTGGAATGATGGGCGGAATGGCAGCAGGAACTGCCATAGGAGGAAAGCTAGGTGGACAAAACGGTGCCATGATGGGCAGTATGGTTGGAATGATGGCTGGCCAATCTGTTATTAAGGGCGTAGGCGGAATGATTGCAAAACGTGCTGCAGCAAGTGCAGCAACAGCAGGATTAGCTTCCGCAGGATTTGGCGCAACAGCAGCAGCTGCTGCAGGCTTGGTTGCACCATTAGCAGCAGTAACAGCAGCAGGATATGCTGGATACAAAATGTGGAAGCACTATAAAGAAGGACAAACCCTTAATATATCTACTTTTGGAATGACTGCAGAAGCAGCTAAAAAGGCTAACTTAAGATTTACAGACTTTGGCTCAAAGATAAAAGACACTATTCAAGATTCAAAAGACATGGCGGCTGCAAATAAACTCGTTTATGAAAGCATGAAGGATGGCGGAACTCCATTCCAAATGAGTATTGCGGAATATAAAAAGCTTAAGAAGGAAGTCAAAGAAACTTTTGGAGAGCAGATAAAAGCTTTAGATAGACAGCCTTCAAATAAGGTACCAGATGCAGTTCGTAGAATTAAAGAGCAGCTAATTGCTGCTGGCATGTCTGCAGACGAAGCAACTAAAAAGGTATTTACAATGCTTCAACTTTCAAATAAAAAAGATCAATCAATTACTGCAACAATGGGTAACAATAGCTTTAAAAATATTACAGACCCACAAAGTGCTGCAGTTTCTGCAGTAACAAGTTTTGGCGCAGATACAAAAGATCAAGGAAACAAAGAAAAGGCAGCATCACTAAACACAGCTTTAATGGCAACTGAAACTGGAATAAATGATTTAATAGCTAAGAGAGAACGCCTTGTAGCAAAAGATTTATCTGGAAAGACAAAGTCACTTACATACGCAGAAGCCGAAAAGATAATGATAGACAAGATCAACAAGTCTAAAGAGGCTGGCACAGTTATTACTCAGGGAACAATCGATGAGATGGCCAAAACAAATCCAGAAGTAAGAAAGATGATTAATGGATCTGATACTGTAGTAAGCGTATGGCAAAAGATTAGGTTAGAAGCACAAGGATTTGAAGGCGACCTTTCTCAACTAAATGCTGCACAAACAAAACTTATTGCAGACTCGTTTGCAGCAATATCTGATGCTGTAGTTGCAAAAAACAGAGGTGGAATATTAAAAGATCAGTACGCATCACTTGATAAACTAGAAAAGCAAATTAAGAATTATACAAAAGCTCTTAAGGGACAATCAGTTGCGGAACAAATATCTGATAGAGATAGACTGAAAGCACTTAATAAACAAATAGAGGCTATAAATAAACTGGCGGAGTCAAGAAAGAAAGCTCTTGCTGCCGCACAAGAAGATGCAAACCTTGGAAGACAAATTGAAAAGGTTAGACTTGAGATACAAAATGCAGTTTCAGTCGGAGATACCGAAAAGGCACAAAGCTTAAGAATTGATTTAGAGTCACTTACTTCACAGCAGCAAACAGATGCCCAGATGAAGGCAATAGATACTGCTGCGGAAGCCGCAACTAAGCCTTTAAAGGCTGCCATGGATGCTATTACAAATAAGCAAGAAAAGCTTGGTGACGCAGCTGCACTAGCAGGAGAAAGTTTAGATAAGTTAAAAGATAGATACGATAAGCAACAAGCAGCAATTAAAAAAGTAAATGATTCTATGACTGCTTTATATGGAAATGCTGCAGCAGCAGGATTAACGGTTGAGGCTTACGCAAAGAAAAATAAAGAGGCATCTGCGGGATTTGTAGCCGCAATGGAAGCTGCCACAGGCGCAGCAATGCCAAAGTATAAAGAAAAAACATACTATAACGGCAGTATGTTGGTTACAGAAAAGGTTCCAATTGCTCCATATGAAAACGCACTAGAGCTTCTAGCAAAATCTGGTGCCGCTACAGGAGTAAACGAAGCACTTGCAAATAGCATTAAAGGTGGAGCAACTCTAAAAGATGTTGTTGATGCAGTCAATGGTAAAAACGGCAAGCCTGCATTAAGAAAAGATATTGTAGTAAAAGGTGATTACTCTAACAGTAAAGAAGATAAAGAGTTTGATGGCAAAAAAGTTAAAGTTCTAAATGCAGAAGCTCGTGATGCTATTAGAAAGAGACTTAAACTTGAGCCAGGAGAAACATTTATAGTTGATGGACAAAAGTATAAGCAGAACACTACTGGTGGAACTCCAATTTGGGTGGGGCCAGCTCCACAAACACCTGCTTTACATGAAGGCGGAAAAATATCTGGTCCAGGTACCTCAACATCAGATTCAATTCCAGCAATGCTTTCAGATGGAGAATATGTATTTAGTGCAAAGGCTGTAGATGCAGCTGGTGGACCAGACGCCGTAGATTCTTTGCACAAAGCACTTAGAAGAGCAGATGGAGGACCAATTGGAAAACAGAAGCCTCAAAAACAACAGCTTCCATTTTTCCCATGGCGTCATGATCTTCCAGATTACTGGAGTAATGGTGCACCAACGGGAAATCCACGTACTGGAAGATGGGGAGAATTAAGATACAATCCGTCTAAGGGTAAAGATATTTGGGGCGGAACAGAAATTCCAGGACTTAAGTTTACTGGAAAGACACCACAGCAATCAGACTACTGGCATCAGATGACTGAGCAGCCAAGTAAATCTCGTGGTCCAGGAATGGGTATAGACAAAGATCCAATGAGACTTGCAGGCTCTGGAGCATCTATGGGATTTTCTGGAAACGGAGCATATGGGTTCGGCCCACTATTGTTTGCAGAGGGTGGATCAGTAAAGAAACAAAATTGGTTCCAGAGATACGTTGCAAGCTTAACTAAATCAAGTGACTCATTGCCAGCATGGGCCAGAGACCCACTTGGAGTTCAAGCCCTTTTAAGAAATATTGCAGGGCAAGGCAGAAAGGGAGATAATCTTTCATCTGCATTAATGCCGCTAAACTTTATGGGCGTAGGTAAACTTGGAAAAACAGCAGCATCTTCAGTGCCTAAAGTAGTAGGTTCAGTTTCCCATCTTACTCCAGAGATGAAATCCTTTAGCATGGCAGACATTGATGCTAAGGCAATTCAGGCTTTATCAAAGTTAGATCCTTCTTCAATAAAAATTCCAGAGACAGGAATTACTTTTAGCCCAAGCTCAGCAAGAGCTGCTCTTGAAGGATGGAAACAAACAGGAGATGCAGCTGGAGCCTCTCTTTGGGAAATTGTTCAGGCGCAAAGAGAAACATTACTAAAAGCTAAATATCCAAAAATTGATTTTTCTGATGTAGCAAAATTTAACGAATACTATGCAAAAGAATTTTACGACTTGCTTCCAGACGAGGCTATTAAGTTATTTAAGGGTGTAAGAAGCACAGCAGGAGATGCATGGAGAACTGGTCAAAAAGATCTAGGTACTTATTTTTCAACTAATCCACATGTAGCCGCACTTTATAGCGCAATGATAGGAAAGGCAAAAATTGGCGAAGAGCTGCCAATGTTCAGTATTGATAAAAGAATATCCGAACTTAAAAATTTTCTAGGTGAAGGAGCAATAAGAAATGGCTCTGCACAAGGGAGCATGGAGTTCCCACAAGTATTGGGCGGCGAAGATCTATCAAGGATTTTGCCTAACATATATTCATTACCAGGACAAGTTTACGGACAGATGTTTGGTGCTACAGCAAAGTCATTAAAAGAGATAAAGAATTTATGGCCTTCTGGTTTTGCTCAAGGAGGCTACGTACCTAAATTTAAAAATGGAATTAACGTAGTCCCACAGGATATGTTAGCAATGATTCACAAAAATGAATCTATAGTTCCAGCCAGTATGAACCCATTTAATCCAGATGCAGCAATGCCAAAATACAATTTTAATAGGTCTTCATTTAATGTAAGAGGAGACGGAGCAATTGGAGCATCTTATACTGTTAATCAAAACATATACGCATCTGATGGAATGGATGTAGAGGCCCTATCTAATATGATTGTTAAAAAGGCTGAAGTTGTTATTGGACAAAAGGCTAAGGTTAATGTTAAAATGGTTGGACAGGGGAAGAATATATAATGGCAACAGCTTTAATTTTACCAGCAGGAGCAGCTTTGTCTCTACAAGACGATGCTGGTGTTTTCCATTCATTAACTGAACATAACAGAAGTCCCATAACAGTAGAAACACAAAGGTTCGAGAAGACTTCTAGAATGGCCAATGGAAGCCTTAGAAAGCTGTTTATAGCCGATAAGAAGACAGTCTCTACCTCCTGGAGCATGGTTCCCTCATACAATAGTATGACCGTAGACGGATACTGGGGAGCAGAAGATATAAAAAACTTTTATTTAAGCACTCATGGACAAGGCACATTTAATGTAAAAATTGCATATAATTCTACAAGAACAGAAACCTTCCTTGCCTCATTTACTTCATGTTCAGCAACTATGGTAAGAAGAAATGTAAAAGAAAAAGCGGCGGACACAGCACAAGTATTTTGGGATTTATCTATTTCACTGGAAGAAGTATAATGCAATACGTAAGCCCATCAACCTTAAGTTTAATTAATGAGTCTGCATCTTATTCAATGTCGGGCGGATGCTGGCTAGAATATAATATGAACGATTTGATTTTAGGCGCTAAAGTAAGAGGGCCAAATGGAACTGATGAAAATCCAGAAGGCACTCTTCAAATAACACAAACTGTTAATGGTAAAACATACTACCCATATAAAAAACTATTCCCCTTAACAAATATAATAGATCCAAGAAGACCTTCTTCTGCGGGCATAAGCTATTTTTTATTAAACAAAATGGCACCAGTTGCTATACCAAAATATAATGTTTCAAAAGAACTTCCCTCCAGACTTTATTTTGCCAGTGCAAAGAATCAGTATAAGTATTTCTTGGCTGGACCAGCAGAAAATCTTTCTCTGCCTAACTGTAATATTAATGTAGAGTACCCAGTATTAAAAACAGCTGTAGCAAATGTTATAGTTGTTAAATTTGAAACTTCATACTCAAAGCCAGTCAGCTGGTCAATTAAAATAAAAAACCATCAGGACGTAGAGGCGACTATATTTACAAATACAGTTGTATCAAGTAGCAACACAGGAGTATTTGAACTTTATTACAATGGTGGTCTTTGGTCAAGTCCTTCCTCATGGTCAACTACAAAATTTACAACACCATCAATTCCAGTAGATATTAAAAACATTACTGTAACAGTAAGCACAATTAATAAAGCAAACTCATACCTAGGCGTTATTGAAATAGGAGCAAAATATATACAAGATGTTTCTGACAGAGTAATTTCTTTTCAGGCTTCAAAAATGTCTTCAGATAGTTCATCTGGAATTGTTCCAGTAGGATCAGTAACATCAAACGCATTATCCTTATCCTTAGAAGGATTTGATAAAAAGGGAATAGAGTACGATAAAACTTACGCATTTAATAAGAACAATATTAATTTATATAAAAACGTTAAGATGATTCCATTTAATAAAATAGGATCAGATATGATTTTTCAAGGAGTATTTTATATAGATTCTTTTAGTATATCTGAGTTTGGAGATATTGATATTCAGGGACTAGACGGAGCCAAATTTTTACAAGAAATATTAGCTCCAGATATTGTAATTCAAAATGCTCCATCACAGGCAATCATTAGAAGGCTATTGGACGGCATAGGATTTACTTCCTATAACTTTAATACATATGCAAAAGACAGTACAGACTTAACCGATACAGCTACCATAGTCCCGCTATTTTGGTATACAGAAGATACAAAGACAGTCTGGGAACATATACAGGATTTATGTAGAGACACACAAATGATAGCTACATTTGATAACAACGACATACTTCAATTCTATCCTAGAGACTATCTGTTTGATAAAACAAGAGGAACTAACTTTAAGTTTAGAAGCGAAAAAAAATTATTAAATCTACCCAATATAATGTCTATGAGTAAAGAAACAGTGCCTTCAGTTAAGGCAGTTAAAGTGATTTATTCTCCAATAATAAGCACAAACTATTCTGGTTCTTCAGACAACCTTTACGTTTCTCCACCATCAGCAATTGGTGCAGCCGCCTTACAATCTACTTTATTAGCAACACCACCTGTTACAGTAGACGCCCCATTAGGAGTGGTTACTCTTGCACCAATAAGCGTGTACAGTTCTTTGGCCGACACATCTTTTTATAATAAGTCTGGATATTTTTTAATAAATAATGAAATAATTAAATATGATGCAATTGAATTTCAATACGAGCCTGTTTCTGCACCGAACACTCTTGTAAAAAAATGGATTACTTCTGACTCAGATATAGCAAAGTGGCTGGGAGAAAGTAAAATAGGTTCTTTTAAGTCAACGCTAAGGTATAGAATTAAAGAAAGAAATTCATTTAATGCTACTGGTAAAGGGGTTGGTGTTGGAGAAGAGCACAAGGTAGAGATTAATAAGTTAAAGGAGGAATGGTTTGGATCTAGGCTAAATCTTTCTGCAAAAACAAATGTTGGAGATCAATCAGTATTTACATTAAAGCAGACGGAAAAGCAGTCAGAGGGTCCAGTAGTAAAAGAAGTAGAAGTATCAAGATCACTACTTCACATTGTTACTCCCCCAGCATCTAAAGAATATTATTGTGCATCAATTACTCCAGATACCGTTAACATATCTACAGAAGAATATTTTTCTGTAGGAACGGCATTGTTTTTTAAACTTGCAAAAGATAAGTTTGGAAGAGTAACTGGAGAGCAGGCAGTATCTGCTGCATTAGGAATAGGGCTTGACTCTAATAATTTAAATGGTTACATATTAAAAATTTCAACTTCACAAAATGTTGCAACCAAAGGACTAGAGTCTAAAGACGTTCAGCTGTGGAAGATTGTAGACGGTAAAGAAACAAAAATTACGGATACGCAAAAGACTGAAGATAATTCAATTACTGGAGTATCTGGCGGAAAGTTTTATAGAATAGATGTAAAAGTATCTAAGGCCACAACTGGTAAAAAAATATTTAAAATTAAATTTAATAATCAACTCATTACGGCAACTGATGAATCCCCTATAGCAATAAACTCAAAGATCTCACTTATTGGAATTGAAGGAGAGGCAGCCTTTGACTATGCATACTGCTCTTCTTTAACTAAAAATGAATTTAACTCTTCTACCTCATACGACAACTACGGCTCATATATTTCAGCATCAAACGCCCTACAGAATTTGTTTGGAGATTTTGTTTTTACTGGATCTAATTCTTCTTCTAAGGCTCCATGGATAAAAGAGTTTGGGCCAGTAGCAAGAGAAATAAAAAAAATATCAACTAAATATTCAACAAGGCCAGGGCTTGTTAAATATCCTCAGATAATATTAAATCCAAACGTTACCCTTATAGGGTATAACGCAAACTCTTTTGGAATAGAGGCCTACATACTAAATAACACTGGCGCATTTGTTGACATAGCAGATGGCGGAGAAAAAAGCTTTATTGTTGTTGGAGAAACAATAACAACGTTAGACCCATTTGAGTATATAGACCCATTACTTTCTTCAACTAAAAATGAAGAGCAGGTTGCCTTTGAGTCCACATGGATACAAAAAGAAGAAGAGGCAAAAAAATTATCTGAATGGATGAGAACTCAGTGGTCAAATCAACAGATTGTTTTGACCCTTGATATTTTCCCTAACCCGATACTTGAAATAGGAGATATTGTAGAAATATCTTATCCTAATAACTCAGTGTATTCTACAGAGGATACAGGCAAAACGGCAGGCAAATATATAGTTTTGGACATAGAGCAGGCCTATAGCTCTGACCCATCTACAAGAATAACATGTAGGTCGATTTATGTTTAATGAAATGGTAGAATCTTTATATGGTTAGAAAAAATCCTAAAATAGGAAAATCTCAAATAGCTGGTGGAATCAAAGTCCAACTGCCACTAGACTCACCCCTAATTGGTATATTAAAAACAGATCAATACGATGTTGTAAATCTATATACAAACGAGGTAGATAAGACTTATGTTCCAGGAGAAGGCTCTGATGGACCTCCAGAACCGCCGCCAGAACCAGCTCTAGCTCCAAACCTAGAAGACATTACTCTTATAGGGAAAACAGGCAAAAGATATTCTTCTGGAGCAATAATTACTGATCCAGAAATATACTATGACTCAAACAACAATAGGTTTCTCAGGGTTACCTTTGAAGTAAAAAACAGCGTAGGAGATATCGTAAAAGGGGCCATTGTAATATGATAACAAAATTTGGTAAAAGATTTATTACTTCTTATTTAGCGAATGGGCTTAACTTTAATCAAAAAGATATTGCAATAGGAATAGGCTCAACAGCAGCAACCGTAAACGACACAGACTTAGAATTTGAATTTTATAGAACTGGAGTAAGTTTAGGAAGCATAGACATACAAACAAATACATCTACTGGACAAACAACTTATGCTGTAGTGTATAAAGCTACTCTGCCAACAGATGCAGAAGGCATTATTTCAGAAATTGGAATTTTTCCTACAGCTTTTGCTCAAAATACAGACTACTCTTCAAAGTATATATCTTCATTTGAGAATACATCTTCTTGGCTTGACAGTGCTGGTAACCAGCCAATAGCAGTTTCAACTCCAACTCCAAAAATAGGATCTTCATTTTTTACCGTATCTGCTGTTAGCGGTGGATCTAAATCGTATAGCCTAGATACTATATTTGATATTTCTGGATACGGTGTAGATGACAGCATAAGTTTTGCATTTTACCAATCTGATTTAAACTTAGATTATGTTTACGCAAGATTTTATAGCTCTGCCTCTAATTACAAAGAGGTTAGATTTTCTGGATCCACGTCTATTGGGCATAAGGTATTAACCACTAAGTTGTCAAATCTTTTCAACTCAGCATTTACTTCAGCTGGAGCAACAGACTTTGCCAATATAATGAAGATCGAGGTTGGCGCAAAAGCAAAAACTTCTTTATCTACAACAGTGCTTTTAGATGGATTAAGGCTAAATGATGACGATAGATATAATCCTCAGTATGGACTTATAAGTAGATCAGTCCTATCCAGCCCAATAGTAAAGACACTTGGCGTAGAGATGGACATAGAATATAAAATTAATCTAGGGTTCTTATAATGAGATGGATTCAGGTTCACGATGGCGGCGGAGAGACTATACCAGCAGACCAAGAGAGATCAGATGCGGATGCAGCAGCAAATGCAAATAAAAAAACTCCAGGCTCATTCACAGTACAAAAATCAGGATTCAATGTTGTCCAAGGTGGGGTCTATAAGATGGCCTTTGCGTACTTGTATGAAGATCCAGATAATCCTTCCGAAACAATAGTCGGTCCTAGTTCTCCAAATTTTACATTTACTTTAGACACACCAGATTTAACTAGAGCAGTTACGGGCTTAGTTGTTACTCCTGGACTATTATCTTATGGCGTTAAATGGGATTTAATTGATAAATCATTGCCTGAAAACAAATGGCTGATCGATATACAAATATATGAAAGCTTAACTGGAGCATTTGCAGGAGAAGAGTATTTAGTTTGGAATGGAAATGGTAACTCTGCAACAATTTTAGTTTCTGATACAAACAATAGATGGATTCGTGTTTATACTAGAGATGCAGATTTTCATAAAAAAGGTGTTACCGCTGGTCCATTTAAAGCAACCGACCCTATTGTAGTAGATGTAACTGGTCCAGGAAATGTTGATTCTGTAACTACATCTGGCGGACTAGACACCACAGGAGTTGTAGGGTTTAACGGGTATGCACAAATATCGTGGCCAGCAGTTACTGGAGGTGGAATACGTGGATATAGAATAAGATTTAGACCAGTGACTACTCCAGAGTCAAGCTATTCCTATGCAGACTCTCCTGGAACTGGAACTTCGTACAGACTTGCGGGACTAGGTGCAGGCTTAGTTTACGATATAGCGGTTGCAACATATGATGAATATAACAATACATCTTCTAGCTATGTTCCTGGAACAAATGTTACTGTTGGTGGAACTCCTTATATTGCAAGTACAGTAGATGTTTCTGGATATTTTAGAGCAAAAGCAAATTCTACTGATGCAGATTCAACTGCATTTAAATTTGGATACGGAATAGAGACTGGCAAACGAGGACTATTATTTAATGCAAGTAACTATTGGCATATAGATTCTAACCAATCTGCTTTATTTAAAGTTGGAGGACCAACTGCAAACTACCTTTTGTGGAATGGCACTAAGCTAACTATAGATGGAGATATTAACGCAAAGGGTGGATCCTTTAGTGGTAACATTTTTATGTCAACAACTGGAGCATCTATATATAGTGGAACAATTGACACTGCTACTGGTAACCTAACTGGCAACGGATTTGCATTAAACTCAACTGGATTAAAAGTTGCTAATGGAGTTAACTCAGTAACCTTATCCGCTGCAACTGGAACAATTACAGCAAATGCAGGTTCTATTGCTGGATGGAATTTAAGCGGAACAACTTTATCAAAAAACAATGTAATACTTGACAGCGCTGGACAAATACAAGTTGGATCAACAGCAGCTCAAAGTGTTTATCTGAAATCTTCTGGAAGTTTTGTTATGTGGGCTGGAAACAACACTCCAGATGCAAATGCTAAGTTTAGAGTAGGAGTAGATGGAACGCTATATGCAGCTGGTGCCGTACTTGGATCGAATACAACTGTAGACGGATATGCAACCACCGCAACAACAACTGGAATAAATACAAGGCTTACTACAGCAGAAGGTACTGTTTCTACATTGGGTACAAACGTCACAACATTATCTAATAGCGTTGGAACTATATCTACTGGCTTAGCTACAAAGAACACAACTTTTGTTGGAGGCACCGCACCTACTGCCAATAGAGCTGGAGACATCTGGATAGACACTAATAGCGGAAACGAATTAAAGACATGGACAGGATCTGCATGGACAAGCAGAAGAGACACGACCTTTGCAAAAACAACGGATTTAGGCACTAAATTAAATGCCACAACTTCTATAATTCAAAGCACGGTAGATAATAAAATTACAGCTAATGCAGCAGGACTTGAAATATTTAGTGGTTCTGCAAATAGCGGATTAAAATTTACAGGTACTGGATTTTTTGGATACAAGAACAGCGTACCAACATTCTCAATTTTATCAGATGGAACCGCGACATTTGCTGGTACACTAAGCGCAGCAACAGGATCATTTACTGGAGCCGTAACTGCTACCTCTGGAGTCATTGGTGGATTTACTTTAACTGGCGGTACAGACTTTACTGCAAAACTAGATGTCAATCCAAGAATTATTTTTGGCAATAAGATTTTAATTGGCTCAATTGATTTAGGAGGCACTAGCGGAGATTATGGATTAAGAATAGGTAATCCATATGGAACTGCAGGTGCATCTTTTAGAATCAACACAGCAGACGACGTAAATAGATTTTCTGCAGATAGCGCTACAAGAACCTATGCTGGAGAAGTAAGAAATGCTCTTAGAGCAGCACCAATTAGATCTATCGGCGCTGTTGTTACTGAATCATCTTCTAGAAGATTCAAAGAAAATATAGTTTCAGCACCTAAAAGATATTACGACAGAATATTAAATGTTGATCCAATGTTTTATACCTACAAGACAGATAGCGAAGAAGTTCTTCCAGAATTGCGTGGACACCACAGATTTGGTATGATAGCTGAAGATTTAGAAGAAGCTGGTCTTGGATACTTTGTTGAAAGAGACCTGCAGGGTAGACCAACTAATCTAAATGACATGATGTCATTCCCTTTGCTTTTAATTCCAATTATTAAAGAATTAAAACAAGAGGTACAATCACTTAAAGATTCAATAATAGCAATGGGGGGAACTGTATGATAAGATTTTTTTGCTCAATATGCATAGACGACATAGACCTAGATCCAACAGACATGTGCCTGACTTGCTGCGAGGCAACTTGCCCAGAATGCGGAACTGTTCTTAGAAGCCTATATGCTAGACCAGAAAACCCAACAGAGGATATGTTGGGTCTTGCCGCATACAATCAAATTAATGCTATAGACACAAATACACCATAATGGTATACTGTAAATCTATCAAGGAGATATAATGGATAAAGCAGAATTAGTAATTAGCGCACTGCAGCAAAGAATTGGCGAGCTTGTCTCAAATTATGAGACGCACATTGCTATTCTTCGTGCAGAAATAACACAGCTTCAGCAGGCACAAATGTCTGAGGAGCCAGAGGAGAAATAAAATGGCAGAACAATTAAAGTCTATGCAGGTTAATGAAGGAGATCCAATTACTTCAGAGCTACTATCTAACATGGTATCAAACATTAATCTAATTAATGCTATGGCAAGTAGCACTACTGGAACTCCTGCAACCCCTGGAGTACCTGGAGCAGTTCAGGTAATTGATAGTGGTAGACCTTCAGTTCCCTGTAATACAGCAGGCACTGGAGAACTCACAATTCCTTTTAAAAAGACTTTTTCTGTAAGGCCTAATATAGTATGTACAGTATGGCAAACAAGCGGGAAAAACTTTTTAACACATAAATATATACCAGTTGTAACAACAGCAAGCGCAACAGAGTTTACTGTAAGAATGATGCCAGTAGGCGCAACAGCAAACGGAAACGTTTATGTTCAATGGATTGCTACTATCTAACAAATAAGTATTGACAATATAGCACATAATGCTACAATTTGATGTAGCGCTAAGGCCATGAATATTCATGGCCTATTAACATTAGGGTAAATAATGACAAACGATTTAAAGTGGATGCTATCTTCGGACCAGCAATTCCCTTATCAAGATGACAAGATGATCGAGCTTTGGTTTAAAGTAATGAAGTGGTTTAAGCCAGATGTCGTTGACTACCTTGGTGATACAGATGATCAGGCATGCTATAGTAAGTATACAGAAGGCCGTTCAGCAGAATTTATGCAGCTTCACAAAAATGATAGCAGAGATTTAATAGTTCCAATGATGAGACATGAAGCAAAGGGCGCTAGAGATTTTTACGCAAAGACAAGAGAGATGCTTCCTAATGCACAATTATTTTCTGCTTTGGGTAACCACGACATTCGTATCTTTAACTATGTTGATGCCAAGCTCCCAGATTATATCAATGAAGTAACACCAGAAGCCTTGTGGTCCTTAGACTCACTTGGCTACGAATATATTTATTATGACGAGCTTCCTAAGCGCCGTTTTGGAGACATTCACGTGCACCACGGACTTTCTATTGCAGCAACAGGATCGGCAAGAAAAGACATGGAAGACATGCAGATCTCATTAATTCGTGGGCACTCTCACAGAATTGCTTCGCATATGGTAACATATGAACTTAGAAATAATGGAGAGGGAGAAACTCTTCGTGGATATGAGATTGGTCACATGTGTGACGAAAAGGGTCCAGGAATGAAGTATACTCAACACCATGATTGGCAAAAAGGATTTGCCGTTGCACATATTGTTAATGATTATCCTCACATTCAAATGATCCATGTTTCACCAGACTACTCATGTGTCGTGGATGGAAAGTTCTTTCAAGTATGATAAAGTGTAATAAATGCGGAGGAAGAGTATTCATAGATAGAGTATTCTCTCAAAAAATGCATATGGAATTGTTTTGCATCATGTGCGGTAAGCGCTGGATGATGAATAAGAATACAAATAAGTTGGGGAAATGGCTAGAGACACTAGAGGAAAATCACTCAAAGAAATACGGTATTTCTTCTTAAACGGAAAAATACATAAGACTCTTAGTTTATCTAGAGCTAAGGATCAGGTAATTGCTTGGTCTTATATAGATAAAAAAAGAATGCTGTATCCATACTCAGAAGTAAATAAAAGTATGGGTAACGCATATAGTATTGTTGAAGTGGCCTCCATGCTTAATAAGCATAGGGTTACAATACAGGATTATATTCTAGAGGAAAAAATTAAGTGTCCACAAAAGATTTATCCAATAGGCAGTGGCTCAGAAGACAAATGGTATAAATATATGTTTAGCGACAAAGACGTACTTGACCTACACGAGTATATCCTTGAATCTGGACATTCAAAAAATGTTCCGTCTAAGGCGGAACTAATAGCTCTTCTCAAACACAGTTTTATATTGTATACTAAGACAGACAGTGGCTTTGTCCCAGTATGGAAGGCGGAGTAATGGAAAAGAGTAGAGTTGTTACTTGCGATATTTGTAAAAGAGACATAGAAGTTCGCTGGGGCATATTCGCCAGCGATACATTAAACAGACACAAGAAGGCGGAGCACAAATGACAACAAGAGTTAAGGTAGATCTTTCTTTTACTAGAAATCTTGGTAACTATGAAAGCATTAGAATTAATGTTGGCGTGGAAGATGATGTGCGTTCTGGTGAGACTGTTGATGCTGCTACCGAAAGAGTATACGCATTTGTGGAAAGCAAGCTTGTTCAAAAAACAAGTGAGGTAGAGGAAGAGCTTAAGAGTGGCAAATAATAAAGAGCCATATATTCTTATGACTAATTACCAGAATCTCTACAAGGAGAAATACGGGAAGATGCCTACTCTAAATAAGTTTAGGGAGAAGTGGGCTATGCAAGATGTAATTGATAGCGTGGGATTTCAAAAAGCTAACGACCTACTGTCTTATTATTTCAGCCTAGAAAAAACAGGGCACCCACTGCAATTCTTTTATTATAACTTTGATAAAATGGAAAATGCTAGAATAGAGTTACAAAAAGATATTGAGACACGCCGACTATTGCGAGAGTCTACTAAGAAGATGGTGGAAGAAGGCGGGCTATGAATACAGAAGCAACATTAATCTCGGCTATATGTAAGAATAAAGACATTAGCACTGTTATGGCAGAGAATGTAGATGAGCTGTTTACTTCCCATGGAGATGTTTGGAATGGCCTTAAGTCATACTATAATCAATTCAAGGCTATCCCAGAAGTTGGAATCCTACAAGAAAAGTTTAAAGACTTTGAGCCAGATTTAAATGCAACAGCAGAGACTGCTTATTATTTAGATAATCTAAAGAATGAGTTTTTGTCTAGCAGACTAAAGAGCATTTTAATTCGTGGCGGATCAATGCTAAAAGAAGATGCTGCCTCCAGAGTAATTGGAGAACTTCAGTCACAGCTTTCTAGTTTAAATAAATATACTAATAATGTACGTGACTTAGATGTTACAGACTCAGACAACGCCATTAAGCATTTAGAGGCTCTGAAGGTCCGTACAGCCGAGATGGGTGGCTCCCCAGGCATTAAGACTGGCTTCCAGTCAATTGACCTTGCATACCCCACTGGAATGGCTCCAGGGCACCTTATAGTCGCTATTGGCTGGCCAGGTAGGGGTAAGACATGGTTTACCTCATATCTAGCCTGCAAGGCTTGGGAGCAGGGATTTAAGCCTATGATCGTTTCTCTTGAAATGACTCCAGAGAATATGCGTGACCGTATTTACACCATGCTTGGCTCTGGGCTATTTAAGGCTAGTGATTTTGCAAAGGGCGATATTAATATTGATGACTTTAGAAGTTGGTCTAGCAAAAAGTTTGCTGACAAGAATAAGTTTATCTTGGTATCTAATGAAGGTTCTGGAAATGTAACTCCAAATGCAATCCAAGCTAAGATAGATCAGCACAAACCAGACATTGTTATTTTGGATTATCACCAGTTATTTACAGATAACAATAACTCTAAGGCACCAACAGAACGAAACATGAATATTTCTCGTGAGTTTAAAAACTTGGCGGTCAGAAATAATATTCCTATTATCGACATTACTGCTGCAACTGCAGATGATATTACAGACCAAGACAATCCTCCAATGATGAGTCAGGTTGCATGGTCAAAGGCTATTGAATATGATGCTGATATGGCTATGGCAATCCATAAGTACAAGGGAACAGACATGATTGAAATTGTTTCTCGAAAGAATAGACACGGACATGACTTTGGAGTATTCTTAGACTGGGATATCAACAGGGGTATCGTCAAAGAGATTTACGAAAACCCGTTTGCTGATGACACACAAAAGAATTAAAAGATTTCAAATTGATGTACAGTTTCATGATAACGCACAGCTCATAAGCTTAAGGCCTCAGTATGAAAACTTGCTGGTGCAAGACATGCGTGGCAAAGGTTATGTCAGAGTGCTAGATATTGATCCAGCTTTCTCGATAGAGTTTACTGGAGAGACATGGAGATTCTTAATGACTCTTCATGGGATATATGTGGGAAAGAAGAAGGCATGGCAATTCGAGGGTACAACTCAAAACAGATTGATACCAAGGAATACGCCCCAAGCCACATTAAGTCAGTCCTAAAAGAAATTGGATTGAATATTGTTGGTGAGACAGGCAATGACTTCCTATGCTACTGCCCATTTCACTCTAACAGACATACATCTAGCTTTAGCGTAAGCCAAACATCTGGAGCATTTATTTGCTTTAATCCTGCATGTGGAGAAACTGGCACACTAATAGATTTAATTAAACGCACTATGCATAAGAATGATTTTCAATCATTAAGATTAATTGCAGCCAAAGAAACAGAAGTCCTAAATAACTTTGATGAGATAATGGAAGAGATGCTTGAAGACAAGCCTACCTTCGAAGAGTTTTCTCAAGACACCATAGATAGACTACACGCAGATCTTGCTGGCAATGGTAGCGCCAGATCTTATCTTGAGTCTAGAGGAATTAATATAGAGTCTATGAAACACTTTAATCTTGGGTATTCTCCAGCAATGAACATGGTAGTTACTCCAGTGCATAGTCCAGACGGAATACCAATTGGTATAGTTGGCAGATCAATTGAAGGAAAAACTTTTAAGAATAGCACCAGTTTGCCAAAAAGCAAAACGTTATTTAATATACATAGGGCTAAAAAGATTGGCGACCAAGTAATAGTTTGTGAGTCTAATTTTGATGCAATAAGAATTCATCAGGCTGGCTTCCCAAATGTTGTTGCTACACTTGGCGGCTTTCTGTCTAATGAGCAGCAGTCTTTATTAAATAGACATTTTAATAAGATAATTATTATGACAGATGCAGATGAAGCTGGCAGAGAACTAGGAAGATCTATTTCTAGCAAGCTACGCAACAAAGATATTTCTTGGGCTTCTTCTGGATATCGTGAGATATATCCAAATAAAGCTAAAGATGCTGGTGATTTAACTGAAGAAGAAATAAAGACATGCATAAAAAAGTCCGTATCAGATATTGAATATCGCTCATGGATATGATATACTAAAACAACAGATGGATTTACACCATCAACTATATAAAAAGGAGATACAATGGGTATCGTTAAAGGCCTAAAGGGCTTAAATCAAGTAATGGACAAGCCTTCATACAGCGAAGGTGACGGAACAAAAGCACGTTGGGCAAAGCTAGAAGATGCGGAGAGCGTTAAAGTTCGCTTCCTGCAGGAACTAGATCCAGACTCACCGATGTACAACGAAAAAAATGGTTTGGGTTTTATTGCCGTAGAGCATACTAACCCTAAAGACTATAAGCGCAAGGCACTATGTTCAATGGAAGATCAAGGCAAGTGCTATGGTTGCGAACAACACCGTAAGGATTACAAGGCGGGATGGAAGGGTCGTTCACGACTTTACATGAACGTACTTATTGATGATGGTAAAGAAGAGCCATACGTAGCAATTCTTTCTCAAGGTTCAAGCGGAAAGACTATCACTCCAACACTAATTGAGTATGCAGGTGAAATGGGAAGCATTAGCAATCTAATGTGGCGCATTAAGCGTACTGGCACAAAGACAGACACAAGCTATACAATCATTCCTTTGGCTAAGGATGAAGCACCATTTGATTCATCAGCACTTGAGCTGTATGACTTAGAAACAACAGCAATCCGTGACTTGCCTTACACAGAGCAAGAAGCATTCTTTAATGGAGAAGGCGGATCTCAAGAGAGTGCCGCATCTTCAGACTCAGACAGCAGCCTAGTCTGGTAACTAATTATATACAGGGGCAGTCTATTGACTGCCCCTGTGTTATTTAGTAGAATAACATAATGATCTCATACGAAATACCAGATCCGTTTGATACTTTTGTATCTAATAAGTATCGAGACTATAAAGGCATGCTATACGATTTTTTTGCCAGGGAGTGGCACATAAAATGTGGATGCTGCAAAGAAGATTTATATGCACCAAACAAAAAAACAATGATAAAGATTAGACTTTATCATACTCGAAATGAATGCATGGGCGGATACTAATGAGCTTCACACACTTACACGTTCATTCCTATTATTCATTAATGGATGGGTTAAATTCACCTAAAGAATTATGTCAGGCAGCCTTGGATGCTGGCCAAACAGCAATTGCAATTACAGATCATGGAACCCTTTCTTCCCATAGAGATATGCAAATTGCAGCAAAAGAAGTTGGTATAAAGCCAATCCTTGGTGTAGAGGCTTACATTTCTCCAACAGATAGATTTGATAGATCTTCTAAAACAGATAAATCTATTCAAGCATACAATCATATTATTTTATTAGCTAAGAATAAAAAAGGGCTGGAGAACATTAATGCTCTTCAGGAGCTTGCATGGAATGAAGGATTTTATCACAAACCAAGAATTGACAGAGAGGTTTTAAATGATTATAGCGAAGGTATTATCGTTCTCAGCGGATGTCTTAATGGACTCATTAGTAAGGCTATCGATAAAGGTAACATGGAGGAAGCAGAACTT